AGCCGTCGCCGGAGCCGTAGCCGTCGCCGAATCTGCGGCCGGAGCCGGAGCCGGAGCCGTTAATTACATTTTCCACACGGCAACCTCCTCAATACTCTTTTTAGCCTTTTTGGTGATGGGAATGATTTCAATCACTTCGGTCAGCGTCACACTATCAACCGGGCACGGGAACTTGCAGTTTTCCGGCTTGCTGGTTCCATCCGTGGCCAGCTGAGACAGACTTGCAGCGCCATCCCAATACCAAATCCGGCGAGCATTGCGAAGGGTTGCCTCCTTGCCCTCGCGGCTCTCAAGATACCCAGCAAATACGCCAGCACTGTAAGTGCGGACCATGCAGTAGGGCATCCCATTGAGTTCGGTCGCCAGAGCGTTGTTCTGAATGCTGTCAGCACGAACATATTCCACACCGTCAACAATGATTTTGTCTTTTTCCATTACGCAGTACCTCCATTTTTTTGTTTCAAACTATTTTGCGCTTTCGCGCTGGCAGCGGCTCTTGTTTTACCACCTGCCGCCAGTGGTGGGGATATAAGTCAGGGGATATCCAGCCCCTCGATCTCGGCGAGGACGTTGAGCACACGGTGGGTCTGGTCCATGGCTTTCTTTGCGTCCAGTGCCCAAAACTCGGCCTCGTCGCTCTGGAAGTGATCCAGGAAGCCGGAAACGTTCCGGAATGCCTCTTCGCAGATGTTCGTTGCGGCCAGCAGAAGGTATCTGCTCGCCGTGGACAGCTCCCGGTTGGGCTGGCCGCGCTCCACGCTGTCCTTGACCATCTGGGAGATCATTTCCGGGCTGAGCGGATCACCCGCCGGGGAAAGCTCGTTCGTCATCACAGGGTTCGTTGCTTCCATTTTTTTCATACTCAGTCACCTACCATCTTTGCGCCACAGGATGGGCAATAGTTCCACATATCATCAGGATCATCGTAGTCCCAACTGGTAGAAATCTCACAGCCGCAGTGTGAACACCTAAACCAAATATCACTGTCCGGTTTCACGGGTTCCCATCTGGCTTTTGGCCGCAGCGTTTTCGGGTCGATGGTGGGCAGATTGCCCAGATCGGACAGCTCGTCGCTGAGGCTTTCGCAGTACAGGACATCCGCAACCTTTCCCTTGGCTTCTTCTTCGGCCAGGTATTTTTTCAGGTCGGCCTCCAGCTCGCCGACGTCGGCCAGCCGGATGATCTTCTTTGCTTCCATTTTTTTCGTCCTCATTAGTAAGCCCCAAATTCCTGATCCAGAAGGGTATCCAGCCGGATGGTGTTTCCTCGGCCTGCTCCTTCCTGCCCGGACATATTGGACCACCCATCCGGGTAGCGTTTGCGGACGTACCGCGCCGGGATGCCCATGCACACGCTGACCTGCTCCAGCGTCAGCCGGATGCAGCCATATCGGCCAAAAATAGCAGCATAGCTCTCGTGCCATGCTTCGCTTCGGTTAGATTTCGCCACGGTCTTTCAACTCCTTCTGTCTGCGTTCAAATAGCACCTGCTGGCCGTAGGTGCGGCCAGCCGCTTCCGCGCGGGCATTGACGGCCTGGATGCTGTTCTCTGCGGTCGGCTTCGGAGGGTGCGGGAACGCCTTCCGCAGTTCCTGCTCAACTCTCCTCTGAGCCTCCCACTCTTTCCATTCGGCCCGCTTGGCACGTTCAGCGTTGCGCGCCTTCTCCGCGCTGCGCTTGGCCAGACACGCCGGGCAGAACCGGCGCGTTGCACCGACATTCTCCATCACGACCCCGCAGTCCTCGCAGATGCGGGTGTATCTCCCTGGAGCGCCCATATCACTTCGCCGTCCTTTCCATCCGCCGCCGCTGCGCCGCCCGCCGCCGGGCGTTGTCATCGCGCTTGTATGCGTCCCACCGGGCCAGCAGATACGGCGCACCGGCCACGATCGGCGCCAGCAGGAACAGCAGGAACAACGTTTCGGTCATCTGGGCGTGATAAGCATCGCGCCCCAGCAGGACCAACAGGTCCGCGAAAATGTAACAGGTCATAACAGCAATGCACCTCCGATTCGATAGGCCAGGGCCAGAACCACAAGCAGATAGGCGACCCAGCCCAGCAGGACCTTCTTCTGGGGGCGGGAAGCACCCACGATCACAAATATTCCGAGGCATCCGCCCACGACAAAGCACATAAAACAGGCAAATATCGCACTCCTTGTCATTTTGTCACCTCATCCCAAGCGCCTGCTCGATTCCCACGCGGGGGTTGTCGTTGGTATAACAGCCGCACATGTATTTCCGGACGGTGCTCTCGCTGTATCCGGTCTTCTCGGCCAAAACGGTGTAATTCTTCACGCCGAGAATCTTCATCCGCTTCCGGACCTCGCATTCCCACTCCGGCGTAACGGTTGTCTGCATTTTTTTCCACCTCACCTGTGAATAATTGTTCGTATTTTGACCACAAAAAACATTGCCAAGCGGGTGCAATCGGGTTATAATAGATTTGCGGAATCAATTACACTCGATCACATGCGCCCAAAATCTCGGCAATGTGTGACCGTCCCCCACGGTCAAGATGGGGGCGGTATACGCAAAAACGAGGTACGGCGTTTTTGCGGTCGTTTCGGGTCTATGGCTGAGGCCCGTCGCGCGGTAGGGGCATCTGAAGCGCAAAGCAGCATTCAGGAGGAACCCATGAGCACTCAAGCGGTCTGAGATGGGGTCTCGCTCTTGAGTACACCAATATTATAATTCACCTTGGTTCACATTGCAAGCGAAATCAACCCATTTTTGTGAATCAAGATGAATTTTAGCAACTTGCACAAATGGGAGGTGAGAAATTTGTTCTATGAAAATTTTGTAAAGCAATGTGAAAAATCAGGAAAGTTTCCATCCATAGTTGTTGAGGAATTGGGTTTTGACAAATCAACAGCTGCAAAATGGAAAAAGGGAGTAGTCCCGCAAATCGCCAGCCGCAAGAAAATTGCTGACTACTTTAGCATCTCGGTCGAGGAGCTGATGGGCACAAAAAAAGAGCCCGCCGGGCAAGGCGAGCTCGAAAGAGAATGGGCCGACATTGAAGTGGCTTACAAGAGTGCAACACCGGAAGCACGTGCAGCAGCCAAGGCCGCCGCGCTGGCCGTGTTGGAGAGCAGCAAGAAAGAAGGATGAAATAATTCCACGGAATAATCTATAAAATTTTATATTTGGAGGAAAATCATGAAAAGACTGAAGAAACTTTTAGTTTTTGCTTTTGTTTTTGTAACAATTGCATCTTTTGCGTGCGAAGCAGCAGCCGCAAAACCATCAATTGAGTTGACAGACACATATTTTTCGATGAATTCAGTAGGAGGCGTATCTCCAACTGTATGCTTCAGAAACAATTCAGGAAAAACAATTAAATATATCTATTTCACGATGGTTCCATTCAACGCAGTCAACGACCGTGTATCTTGCGAGGTTCGTGGGGCGTCTGCAAGTGTGGGAAAAGTAACAGGGCCGATTTCTCCAACATCTCTTGATAATGCAAGAGTCTATTACACCGCAGAAAATCCGACACAGAGCAGGACACCGTTTGCAACACAACAGCAAATTTCAATGGATTTTTACGTCGGAACACGAAGCCGCAGAAACAATAAAATTCTGTTGGATATGTATGGGAATCCGTATTACTGGAATGGAGATTATCTCTTCAAATCTGATGAAAAAAAGGTTGATCCGCTGACTTACCTTTCCGCAGATGAAATTCAGAACGCTGTTTATTCCGATGTCTACGAATGGGACTGCATGTGGTACAACTCCACAATTGACCATTTTATCGTTACAAATGCCAAAGTGGAATATACCAATGGAACAAGCGAAAATATTTCACAGAGTGCTCTTTATTCTGGTCATTTCCAAACAAATGCAACTTATCAACCGTACTTCGTTATGATTCAAAAATATAAGCCAGTTTACAATTATGCGTTTTATAAATCGAACAATCCCGATCTTGCTGCATTGTATGGAGACAATGAGTGGAAGTATCTGGAACACTTTGTAAATTCAGGTATGAAAGAAGGGCGACAGGCCAGCGAAGAATTTAATCTTGAAGCTTACAAAGCAAGTAACCCTGATTTAGTCGGTGCACTTGGCGATAATAATCAAAGCTATTATGAGCACTATATTGCTTCCGGAAAAGCCGAAGGAAGAAAGGCAACTTAAGTATGTCAGACAGCGGCCTTTTCAAACCCCTGAAGGGTGCGCAGTACGAGTTCCCAAAGTTCCGGATGTTCCCGCAAAAGGGCTAAAAATTCGTTGTCAGACATTCATAACACTCCTTTAAGTTGTATTTCATGGCTTTATATTACAACCATGATGATGAAAAATCAAGAGAACGGAGAAAGAATCATGAAACTTGTGAAAATTGGCAAAACTATGATTGCCGGTTTGTGCATTGCGGCAACTCTGGCCGGTGCTGCCCTGCCTACAATGGCACTCAGCCCCGCCGGGTACAAATCGGGAATCAGATTTATAAAAATCGCATATTAAAAAAGAGAAGAGGACAAGTTATGGCAAATTCATGCCCTGTTTGCGGTGGAAAAATGGGCCTGTTGAATCGGGAAAGAAGCGCAGACGGATTGATCTGTGCCAGCTGCATGAACTTTTTCTATTCGAAAGTCGGGTTTCAGGCGTCCAAATTTTCGACAAAAAAGTTGGCTGATTTTTGGGCAGTCCAGGAAAAACGCCGGAAACAGTTTAAGGAAACAGACTCTCTTTACGATGCCGATGCACTTTATGTTTCTGTGGACGACGAAAACGGATTCTTTTATTTTGGTCGTCGAAGCGGGGACAAAGGCCCTCGCATGATCTACGCCTTTGACGAAGTATCCGGTTACGAGTCAGATTCGGAAGATTTCACCGTCACGCAGACCAGAGGCGGAATCGGTCGTGCCGTAGTGGGCGCAGCCATTGCCGGCCCAGTCGGTGCGATTGTGGGAGCATCTACGGCAAAAACGGAGACTCGAAAAGGTAAGGGAAAGGAAAATATAACGATTTCCTTTGAGTTGCCTTTTGGAAAAAAGACTCTGTCGGCGCAGACGTATCCCGCCGGGATGACCGCTCTGCTGAAGGCCTGCATGGAAAAGAAATCACAGACACAATCTGCATACGGACGTGCCAACAGCGTTGCAGATGAACTTTTGAAGTTTAAGCAGCTCTTGGATATGGGTGCGATTACGGAAGAAGAATATAACGCGAAAAAATCTCAGCTCTTAGAAAAAAGCTTGTGAAGGTGTCCACTGTGGACACAAAATCATTCCCCGCCGCCGGGCTGACGACGGGGAACGTGAGGATTAAGTGAGGGGCTTTCGGAATACCAATTCAATTATTTTCAACCATAGCTTAGCATTCCAGCGTTCCCGTTCACTTGCTGGAACAGCAGCAGGAAGCGAGCATTCCGGAAAAGGGATCAATGCTTTTGGCATACACCTTTTTCACGTCGATTTCTTCCAAATTGATTTTTGCATTGGAAGAAAGTTCGTTCGCAACGGCCTGCATGATCTCAATGCGGGATTTCAGATCAGCGACGGTCCCGCCGTTGACTTCCAGCTGCTTCAGCCAGCCTTCAACGTCTGCGAGCGCCAGATAGTAATCGGCGTTCTCTTTGGTGGGGTAACTTGTGTAGTCCATAATAAGACCTCCTATAAAATTATGTTCCAAGGCGAAACCCGCCTGGAAAACAGGGTCACAGCTCGACGATCTGGCCGTTGATATCGGCCAGCCGGTCGCCGGGGTCAATGCCGGAGTCAACGTCGTCTTTGGCCTGCTGGGCAATGCGCAGCAGCTCGCCGTAGACGTCCGGATCAGCGGCATAATTGGATAGCGTGTACACAAGATTGAGTGTGCGGTTTCGGACGTAGTCCAGCAGCATGGTATCAGTTGGCATGGTCATTCCTCCCACGGGGCCCGGACGCGATCCGGGTCTTTTGGTTTTGATGCGGGCATCCCGTCGATGATCTCCATATCGTCGGGTACATACATAATAGCAGCCATAATTTTTTACCTCCTACGATGGAAATTTTTTACATAATTGTTATATCATAGGAGATGGTAAAAAATCTATACGCAATATCGTGTCGAATCGGTAAAAAAGGAGGCAATTATGAACGAGTATGACTTGCAAGTGGCAAAGGCGCTCGAAATGGCAAGGACAAAAGCCGGACTCAGCCAGGAAAAGCTAGCAAAACGGCTTGGGATCAGCAAGCCGACCGTGGCCAGCAGGGAGCGGGGAACGTCTCCTGTGACGCTGCCCGAAATATTCAAATGGTGCGTAGCGTGCAGAATTCCGGCACGGCGCTGCATGGACGCCTGTATCTATCCCGGTCTGCTCGATTACTTACAAGAGGACATCTCCACCGAGGAGAAGCGCCAGATCCTTCACGCCGCCGTGGATGAGATGTCCAACTACGAGGTGGACGGCTGGCTATACCTCTACTATGGCGACCACGGCTCCGACCCGATGGGGGTGCTGACGGAGGTGCTGGCAAACTTACACACTCCCTTGCGGGACCGGGTGTCCATCGTCAATGCCGTCATCGGACACTATGAGATGGCACAATCGACGAAGACCGACCCCGACCCAAACGGAACACAGCCGGTCATGGACGTCGTGCGCCAGGCGCGCGACTGCGGCACCGCCGCCGCAAAAAATCTGGATGACGCCTATTCTATGATGGAGGTGCAGAGGAATGCCAAAAAGTAAAAAAGCCCAGCGCAAGGATGGACTTTTTCAAGTCAGGCGAACAATGCCAGACGGAAAAATGAAGTCATATTATGGGCATACCAAAACGGAAGCGGAAATAAAATATAAAAATGCGATTCAAACGTGGAATGAGGAAAATGAAAAAATCAAGAAAAAAGGTGGTCTCAGCTACGCAGAAGTAGCAGAAAAATTTCAAGCCTATATTACTTCGCCGAATGCACCGATTCGGCGTGGAACAGCAAAATCTTATCTAAAACATATAAGGCCGACAAAGGAATATTTTGGTGACACGCCCATGCAGGACATAGATGCTCAGCAGATAAAAGGCTATCTTGACAAGTTAAACGCTGAAGGAAAAGCCAAAAAGACCGCTGAAAATGCCCGCTCCGTGATAAGTTGCATTTTTACGCACTGGTGCAACTACTTACACGGGACGCACAATCCCGTGCGGGATGCAAAAATTCCAAAGCGAATGCGCGTAACTGAACGGAAAGAACCGACCAAAAAGCAGCGCGAGCTGATAGAAGCGCATCCGGAAGGGTGCGGATTCTGGGCGCAGCTCTTTGAGTACACCGGTATGCGTCTTGGCGAAGCAAACGGCCTGCAATGGAAAGACGTCGATTTAGCCGCAGGAAAGATCACGCCAAAAGAAGCACAGCCGTGGGATGGAAATCAGTCCTATCAGGAAGAGCTGAAAACGGCCAAGGCTTACCGCTCCATCCCCATCTTGGACAAATTTCGCCCCGCCCTTGAGGAAGAGTCGAAAAAACATTCTCCAGAGGATTATGTCATGTCCGGTGAAAAAAAGCCGCTCACAAAATCGCAGTATGAATGGCGTTGGGCAATATACTGCCGCTCGCTGGGCTTGAGTGAAAAGCGCGAAAAGCATTCTAAAATAAAAGACCAGCCCGGAAAGATACGTACTTACTACAAATGGACGGCCAAAGTGACTGCCCATCAATTCCGGCATCTGTATGCTTCCAATCTTTTTTATGCCGGTGTTCCTGACAAGGTAGCTCAAAAGCTGATGGGTCACGCCGACATTAGGACCACCCGCCAAATCTATCAGCAACTCCGCGACGAAGAAGATCTCCAGTATACAGATATGCTTAACGAATATCTTGCCCAAAAAGATAAGAAAAAGTGACCAGATTGGTAAAAAATTGGTAAGCACTAAAAAATAGACGTAAAATCGAAAAACATAGAGGGGTTCAAATCCCCTCCTTCGCACCAGATGAGAAACCCGTATGAATGCTTGAAAATCAAGCGCTCATGCGGGTTTTTGGTTTTTTCTGTTTCGCAAATACTAACGAATACTAACTGATATTAACGCATTTTTGCCGCCCTAGATTGGTAAAATATTGGTAGTAGATTTCAGCCGTCCACAATGACATCCAGATATTTCACGATTTTTCCGGGAACAGCATCTTTGTCGCGCAGAAAAGCTGCGGCCATATCAGCATAAAAGTTTTGATTGTCCGCGCTGTACGAGCGAGCGACCGTGCAATAGTCCGAGTACATCATATTCATTGCTGCCCAGAAATCGTTCGGGTCGCAGTTGATATTGCGCTGCTTGGCCACGTCCTGCGTCTGCTCCAGCGTCCAGTGACAGCCCTTCGTGCCGTCGGCGTTGATCATGTTGTCGCACCATTCCTCGGCCTCATCATAAGAGAGGTGAGGGCGGGGCATCCTGATCGAGCGGCTGTCCGCACCGCCATGCTCATACTGCCCAGACCGCTTTTCCCAGTCTGCGTTCTGCGAGAAGCCAATCTGCGGCATCTTGCGCCCATACTCTACGTCAGGGTAGCGGGGGATAGGGTAGGGGTCGATGTAGCGGTTCTCCTCCTGCGGATAGTAAGGATAGCGGTCATTGCCGCTTTCCAGCTTGCGCAGACGGCGTTCCAGCTCACGCTCTTTGCGGTCACGCTCTTCCTCAAGGCGGTCACGTTCCGGCTCACGGTCTTTTTCGTGGTCGCGGAGCATCATCATGCGGCGAAAATTAGTCTTGCCCATAATCTATACCTCCTCAAGAAATGGACGCGGGCGCACCGGCGTGGGAACGGCAGAAGCAGCCAAGATACTTGAACGTGCCGGTTCCGGTTGCAGACGTTGCCACACGGGTAGCGTAGCGAGTGCGGGTGTGGATGCTCTCAGCAGTTGCCTGAGCGCAGCTGCAGTCGGTCAGAGGGTATGCGGTCGTGCCTGCACCTATGGTAATGACCACAGGGGCGTTGATGGTGGTCGTGTCCGGCAAGCTCTGGGCAACGACAATGCAATATTTTTCGCCCGCTGCGTAAGACCCGGCAGGGATGTTGATGGTCAGAGTATCGTCGGCAAACGTAACCGCCTGACTGATGACCAAGTGCGGGCAGAGTTTGCAGCTTGTTTTGCAAGCCATAGTGTTTTCCTCCTAAAAAATCAGGGGCAGAGGTGTCTTACCCCTGCCCCGATGGTTCACCCGGTGTTATCGGGGAGTGTGTTGGTTAGCAGCAGCCACAGCAGTTCACGCCCACGTTGGGGTTCGCTACCTGATAAGCGGGAATAGGGCGAGGATTGACCCGGTTCAGGATGGTATCGGTCTGCTGAGACATCACGGTGGTCAGAAGCGCATTCTGACGGTCCTGAGAAGCGGCGAACTTCAGGCTCTGGTTCTCAGCGGTCAGAGTTGCGATCTTGTCCTGCGTGAAGTAGTCCATCATGCTGCGGAAGTTGGCGTTGCAGTTGTCCACGATGGCGCGGGCGTTGTCTGCGATAGCCTGCCGGGTGGCACAGTCTTCCGTTGCGATGGTGTACTTCAGGTCGCCGATCAGCTGCTTGTTCTCGCAGCAGCAAGATGCCAGCTGCGTGGCAAGTGCGGTCTGACCCGCCTGCCGGGCGTTGCCCTCCTGCATGATGGCAAGGCTGATGGCGTTGTCGCCGTTAGACACGCTGCGTTCCAGACCGTTCACGAGCTGTGCGTTCTGGTAGCCAAGCTGACAGATGGCACCGTTCACGCCAGCAAAGCCGTTCGCAATGTTGGCGTTGATGCCGTTGATCTGCGCCAGTTGGTCATAACCCAGAGAGCAGATACCGCTCTGGATGCCCGCCAGAGAGCGGGAAGTATCCTGCTGGTAGAAGCCCTCAGACAGAGCCGCGCGGGTGTCTGCACCGCCCTGACCGGTTGCACCAGTGCCGACCAGATAGGGGATGTAGCTGTTCATGCCGTTGTCACCACCGTTTCGCCCGTTGCCGTAGTTGCCCCAGCCGAAGATGATGGCGAGGATAATAACCGCCCACAGACCTTCGTTGCCGAAGAATCCGCCGTTGTTATTGCCGCCGTCCTGCCCAGCCAGATAGCCAGTTGCAAAATCGTCCATAACAAAACTCCTTTCAGTTTTGCGTTATGCCATCCCACCGCCGTATGCGATGGGCGAAGCCAAACAAAAGCGGTTTTTGTCAAGTCCGCAAAACTGAGAAGCGTTTCGCTTAGAGGGATGCGTTATCGGGGCAGAGTCAGGTTCAGGACGCTTGCCAGCTGGTTCAGGTCGATGCCCCGTTCTTTGGCGAGGTTCTGTGCCATTGTCCTGAGCTGCGTTTCGTTTTTGCCCTGAATCAGGTTCAAGCCCTGCATAATGGGGGCGCTCTGCCCGCCAAGCTGCTGGATAAGACCCATCGGGTTCTGTCCGGCACGAGCCAGATTTGCAAGCTGCATGATGGGGCTGTGTGTAATCACATCAAACGGAGAAGACATCGTTATTCTCCTTTCTTCGCTGTGGCAGCGGGTTTAGAAAAGCTTTTCTGCCATTTTTCCAGGTCATCCAGCCTACGGACGAGGGTGTTATACTCGTCAACGGGCACATACTGCTGTGTCGGTGCAGCGGTCTGCTGTGCCTGTTGCGCTTGCATCTGCCTCCACGCTTCCGGGCTGTAAAACTCCTGCACATAGGATTCGCAGGTGTCCGGGTTCAGCCGCTTGCAGTAGATCACGCCGCTGCGCAAGTCTGGGCAGTAGGTCGGTCTGCCGTACAGGTCGGACGGTATCGCCAAAAACTCCTCCCTGCTGGAAACAGGTCTGCCCAGCAGCCAACCGCCGTCCTGCGCCGACTGCTGAACAGGCTGCTGCCCATTCATCGGCTGCGGGCGTTGCGGCTGTACTGCCTGCATCTGTGTGTTCGGCAGGGGAGTGGCAAGCCCTACCGTGCCCATGCCGCCGTAAGGATTGACAGGCTGCTGCGGAACGTAGGGCGCTCCGGGTGCCGGATAATAGCTCATAAAACATCCCTCCTTGTGCTCCCAGTGTACCGCATCGGCAAAAAGCGAAGGACAACGAAGATACAACGAAAGACAAAAAATCTTGGTTAAACCTTGCTTAAACTTGATTAGAGCTTGATTAGATCTTGATTACTGTGAGCAAAAAAAGAAAAGCGCCCACACGGAAAAAACCGCATGAGCGCTCAACTGTTAAGGGCTTCACTTTGGAAGCAAGAATAAAATATCACGTTTTGGCTTGCAAGACAAGAGTTTCGACAAAACCAGTGCAAATAGCACAAAAAGTTTATTGTTTTGTTCCGTTTCGGGATTGATTTTCAAAAATATTTTTGCAAATCTGAATCTTTTTTGCGTTTTCCTATTGCAAAAATGATTCTTTTATGCTATAATTAAATCACGGTAAGGGAAACAAAACAATGGAGGAACGAACAATGAAAAAGTATAATCTGCACGACATTATGAAGGCTGCATGGGCACTCTACCGCAAATGGGCTGCTCCTTATAAGTATAACAACAGCCGCGTTCCGAGCTACTATTCTTTTGCCAGCGCTCTGAAGCAGGCTTGGATCGACGCAAAAGCTGCTGCTGAAAAGATTGCCGCCGGTGTCGTCCGGATGCACTACTCTCAGTACAAAAACGAGTACAGCAACTGCCAGACCGTTGAGGGCAGCTACGACAAGAAGACCAAGACCATCGAGGTCATGACCAAGGTTGCCCGCGTCTTTGAGCGCCGGCCCAGCGTGACCGCGATCCGCGGCCTGTGCCCCCGCTGCCACACTTATTGCTATGGCGATTGCATGGCATAAATGCCATGAGGAAGGAGAACAAGTAATGAGCCGAGCTCGAAAGGACCTTACAGGTCAGCGTTTTGGGGCTCTAACAGTTTTATGCGAAGGACAACCACATATTTTTCCGCGTGGAACTTCCGAGAGAGCCTGGGTCTGCAAATGCGATTGCGGAAACGAAATTACGGTGCGAACATCACAGCTTACAGGTGGGAATGTAACAAGCTGTGGTTGTAAGTCGAAAATTGGGCGAGCTCATCTTTATCACGAACGATTGAATGAACCGGGAGACATTACAGGGAAGGTTTTTGGTCAAATTACAGTAATTGGCCCAGCCGGATTCAGAGTAACAAAATCCGGTCATAAACACTATTTGTGGACTACGCGGTGTAACTTGTGCGGAAAAGAAAAAATAATGACGGGAAGTTACATTCTGAGAGGAAATGTCAAATGCACATGTCAGAGGTCCACAAAAACGCTTCGAACCTGTAAAATTTGTGGAATCAAATTTGATGGTGGCCCAAACAGTCAATATTGTCCGACATGCAAGCAAAAGAAAAAAGACGAACAGACGAAAAAAAAGAAAAACTCTAACGAATACAAGGGCTGCGGAAAAGATGCAAAAAATAATGATGTTGTAAATGCTCTAAAAAATGCCTCTGCAATTGCCAAAATGGAGAGCGAAAGAGAGGCGCATAAGGGCCTTGTCCCCCGCAAGTGCAAAAAATGCGGTGAAGTTTATTGGACAAGGTCAAATGACAGTTACCTTTGTCCAAAATGTGCGGAGGAAAGCCGCAAAACCGGTGTGTATCAGAACCGCATCTGTGCAACATGTGGAGTCACTTTTTTGGGGTATCCTCGGTCAAAATACTGCCCCGAATGTCAAAAAGCCGCAAAAATAGAAGCGGCGAAGCGGTGCAAAGAGCGAAAAAAGGCCGGAAAAGTCCGCGAGATCGGAAGCACTGACATTTGCCAGCACTGCGGGAAACCGTATATCGTAACCTCTGGTTTACAGCGTTATTGCCCCGACTGCTCAAAATATGTGGTTGCAGATAACATTCGGGAGCACAAGCGGGAGTACATGGACCAAAACAGGGAACGGTTTAACGAGCATTACCGCGAAATGCGAAAAGAAAGACGTGTTTGCGTGATTTGTGGAAAGACGTTTGACAGTCCTACATGCACATCTGTGTGCTCAGCCGATTGTGCCGCTGAGCAGTTGCGGCGAAACAACGTCAGAGGGCAGGTCAACGCCGGGCGAGCAAAACCCATTCGGCTGCTGGGACCGCGAGGGCCTGTCAACCCGCAATCTGGAATCCCCGGTATCCATTTACATCCAAAGACCGGGAAATGGGAGCTCGTTTTGGATGGAAAGTATTGTGGTTTGTATGATACGGTAGCCGAGGCCTCGGCCGCACGGGAAGAAATTTTGAAGCAAAAGCAGGAGGACGACAATGTACAAGGTAATCAATAACCGCCGTTACAACACGGAGACCGCGAAGAAATTGGGATACTGGGAGTCCGATCAGGACTATCGCGGTCTCTACCACGAGGAAGAGATCCTCTACCGGAACAAGGCCGGAAACTATTTTTTGTACGGCTACGGCGGAGCCGGGAGCAAGTACAGCCAACAGATCGGGGTCAACGAGTGGTCCAGCGGCGAATTAATTCTTCCGCTGGAGGAAGATGACGCCCGCAAGTGGGCAGAAGCGCATCTGGATGGGACCGAATACGAGATGATCTTTGGCGAGCCGGGTGCAGCCGAGGATGTCCAGGCGACGGTCCGCATCCCTGCCGCAGTTGCGCAAAAGCTCACGGAGCGGATGGAAAAAGAAAAGTGCAACAGAAACGACCTGATCCTTGCCGCGATCCGGGAATATTTGAAATAAGACAGGCCCCTGGCATGACATCAGTGCCGGGGGCTTTCTTCGAAAATATTTTTGCAAATCTGAATCTTTTTTGCGTTTTCCTATTGCAAAAATGATTCTTTTATGCTATAATTAAATCACGGTAAGGAAGACAAAATAAACGGAGGAACAAGCAATGACGAAGTTTTATGACGGCAAGAAGATCCTGAGCATCTCCATGATGGATGACCGGACGGGAATCGACTTTGAGAACGAGTTCTTTGAGATTGGTCAGCTCCCTTACAACATGGAGCTGGATGCGAACAAGGTGGATGATGTCGATTATCTGATCGACTACGCCGTTACTTACGCAAACGGCACCAATACCGATTTTGAGTACCAGTACGACGAGGACGGCAACCTGCTGGACGGATGCAGCGTGTCTTACACCGTCGAAGATATGTGACCGAAACAACAAAACCCCCGGTGTCCACTGTGGACACCGGGGGCTTTTCAAATATCCACCCTAATGCGCTTCTTCGAGAGGCCGGGAGGATTTGTTGAGATAATTATACCACAAATCGTGCAAAAAGAAAACAGTGTACCGCATCGGCAAAAAGTGAAGGGCAACGAAGGACAAAAAAAGAAAAGCACCCACACTGCAAAAGGGCAGCGTGAGCGCAAAAAATACGTTCAATGAGTATAATATTTTTGAAAAAGCCTTTATTTTTGCACTCAATGGGTGTATAATAAAGACAGTGAAAGACCACACACAAACACATTGAGGTAACAATTATGAAAAAGCTCACTGCTGACGAGTTCGCAACCAAGGTTATGGCCACCGGAACCGAAATTGAGTACGACAACGGCGTTTGGATGATTTACGCGCACCTCACCGATGATGGTGACGTCAAGACCTCTCATTTGGACGCTCGCGACCCGATGGTCACTACCAGCATCGAACTCTCCGATGAAGAGGGCGAGACACTCATGAACGGAAATCTCGACGACGTTGAGAGACAGGCCGTCGTGGAAGATCTTTACCCAAAGTATCTTGAAGCTCTAAAAGATATGAAGTAAAAGAGAAGTCCCCCAGACGGCGCGCGAATACCGACTAGGGGACTTTAGTGAAAGACACCTCACGTGGAGGCATACCATTATGCTACCACACGAAAGAAAGGAAGTCAATTGTGTATACCAAAGCAGAGCTTTTTTCTATGGCCGCAGAGCAGCCGAAGGAAATCTTTTCCAACAACATTACTCTGAGCGCACCGGATGACGCTTCTGACTGCATTGATCTGGACGCCGAAAAGGCAAGGCTATCCCGCATCTGGGAGCTGGCGCACCTGTCTATGAAGGAGCTGATCTCCCGCACCGGAATGACGCAGACCTCTTTTGCCAAAGGCGCAGGCATCCCGCTGCGCACGGTGCAGAACTGGTGTGCAGGAAGCCGGGACTGCCCGGCATACGTCCGCTTTTTGCTGGCGGAGCACTACAAGCTGCTGTAAAACAAAAAATCCCCCGCTTCGCTTACAAAGCACCTCGCGTAGAACGCAGGGCTTCGGCAAAGCAGGGGATGATTTTTACTCAAAAATTTTTGTGATACATTTCAGCCGGTAGCCTACCGCCGTCCGGCTGTAATGTGTCCGTGCCGCAATGTCCGGCAGCGGGAGCCGCTCAACGTACCGCAGTAAGGCTATTTTACGGTCTACCCTCCCAAGCGGTGCGCTTTTGATGGCGGCGGTCATCTGCTGTCGGTCAAGTCCTTGCAGCGCAGCGGGCAGCACTACACGAGCCGCCGCCACAGGCAGCACCGAGCCAGAAGGGCTGCGGCAGTTGTCCGGCGTTGCGCACCATTACGGTGACGGCACCGAGATGGTATGTTTTCGTGAGACCACGAAAACGTCCACAGACCATTTTCGTGACGTGCCGAAATTGCTCTTGTGCGGCGAACATACCGGTAACGTCACCGATATGGTGGTATGTAGTGCTTGCCATGATATCCTCCTTACAGCTGCTTGATGCAGCGATTGGTCAGCTTGCTGTACACATCCTCGTACAACTCCTGCTTATCGCCGTTGTAGGTGTACTCAGCATAGATGCCGTCACCGTTCACGGTGGTAGACAGTAGAGCCTTGTAGTTCTGGAGCGTCTTGCAAGACCAGACCACAAAGACGTTTTCGAGGGTGATTTTGGTCTCGCGGTGCGCGTTGTACCACTCAACCAGTGCATTTTTGCACACGCTTTCATATTCTGCCATGCCGGTAATAATCATAATGTGTTTTCTCCTTATTCCTTTCCCTGCATCTGATTGAGGACGTGATCGGCGTGGATGGCGGCAGACGTGAAGGAGTTGTTCTCCCACCACGCCACGAGGGAAGCGACGACGGTGATGCCGGTGGTGATGATCTGCTCCAGCTGCTCCGACTCGATGGGAAGCGGAGAGTGGCCAGTTGCGCTCAAAATCTGATTGGTCAGTGCCAGCGCAAGGACGGCGGTGCGGGCGATGGTTCCAGCGGAAATCTTGTTGTTGGTCATGGTATCAATTCCTTTCCTTTTCTTCGAGGTCGGCAATTCGGTGATCGGCGACCTTCATCTTTTCTTCCAGCACGGGGATGCGCTGGGCGAAATTGTTGTGTGCCCGGACTTCCCTGGTCAGTTCTTCCAGCTTGGTTTCGGTCACGGCTTGGCTTTTGCTGTTGGCAATCAGAACGCCGATCAGCGTGATTGCACCGGTAATGAGGGCGGCTGCGATACTCTCCATTCGGCTTACCCCTCCCGGAGCCGGTCAAGCCCCTTTTTCGCAATGATTTTTTCGTAGTTTTTGTACGCGTGGCTCAAGTCCACGTTGCCGCTCACACCCGGTACGCTGGCGGTGCTGGTATACTGCCACATGCCAAAGGAAAAGTCTGTTTTGGGCTTGTCCTCCGGTTTGGTCTTGCTCTTGTCTCTGGGATATCTTGCCAGCCATACATCGTACTTGCGCAGCGCAGCGCCGCCCATATACAGCCGGGTCTTGCCGAATTTGAGACCGGTGTACAGCAGAGCGTAGAAGCCCCACCGCTCGATGGTCGCCAGCGCATACGCGGTCAGGTCGGTCAACGCCTGCTTGCCAAGCTTGTGGAGCTTGTTGTCCTCCACATCCACGCAGACCGGCAGCTCGAAGGTTTTCCCGGTCAACGCAGTTTTGAGCAGGGCGAGCTCTGCGTCGGCACTGGTATGCGAGACGGCGTAGGTGTAGTAGTACACGCCCACCGGTAAGCCGACACGCTTACACTCGGCATAGTTGCGCTCAAACGTCGGGTCGACATATAGCCCGTCCTTGCGCTTGCTCAGCTTGCGGTTGGTGGATACCGTCTTGAGCATCACGCCGGAGACAAGGCGGCTTGCCTTGACCTTGTCCCAGTCGATGCTGCCCTGCCAGCGAGAAACGTCCATAATGGGGAGCATAATATCAGTCCTTTCTTTTTATGTGGGTGGATGGTCAGCTAAAGCTTCCTTTACTCCCACAAGTATTTTCGAGTTGCTTTTCTGATAATCCCGTCACCATCTGACCCGATAATAATTTCGTCGCCATTCAATGTAATAAATTCTGGTTCAGTCGAAATGTCAATTTTATGGCAGCCAACATAATTTCCGTTCAAGTCATAAACAATGACGATGTTGGGGAATGCGTATAGTGAGTAAATGAAATTATTATTGCATTCGATTCCTTGCATTAAGTAGCCATTTTTTATTGGCTCAAATTCTAACTTTATATTAAAATCATTATCGCATATTGCAAAACTATAATTGTTCCATACGCCATCCTTGGATAGCTCCAAAACATATTCATTACTATCTCCAATATATGCTATTCCGCCAATTCTTCTTCCGGCAGTCAATACGGTTTTACTTGACACAAGTTCAAGAGTTTCGGGAGACAAAAACCAAATATTTGTCTCCGAAGTGCCTCCATGAATAACAACAATAAGATTTTTTGCGGAATTGTATGTCATATCTCCAGCGTGTCCGTAATTGCCACTCGCACTCAGCACTTCTGTTTTAGACGCCAAATCATATTTATATATTGTAGCAATTGTGTCGTCAGTTTTGGCATAATATAAATACCCATTAGCAAAGACTCCGCCTTGCATTCTTTTCAAATTTTGTGTATCCACTATTGTTTCAAGTGAAACATTTGTAGAAAATGGATATGCGTTTATTTTTTTATTGAAGAATTGAAAATTTTCAAAACTAATGTATTTTAAGTATTTGTTAGCATCGGCATACTCCTCAAATTCGTCATCATTAGTGACATCGGTGTGGGAAATTAAGAACTTAACATGAGAATTTTTAGGAATAAATACGTGCCTTTTCTGCCATCCTGGGTCTTTAACAAACTTTCCGTTTTCGTCAAAATATGCAACACCTAATCTTCGACCTTTTTCTACACTTAAATTAATGTCGGTCTCGGTATCCATAATGTTCAACAAGCCCAACCTTGAATTAGTATCGGTATATGTAAGTTCTCCATTATTCCAATTATTGCAAGGTGTCCATTCGTTTGTTTCAAAATAATCATAAAATGTTATTTTTTCTCTTTTGCTCAATTTTTTAACTATATCTTTTACAGCATTTTTTGCAAGAATTTCACAAATTGGATTAAATTTAACATATTCCAAAAGTGTATTCACATTTGCTTTATATTCAAGTAATTCATTTTCCCCAGTTTTCGGAAATGCAGATATAACAATTCTAAAGTATGAGTTTTCTGGAATGGCATATTCTAAGGTCTGCCATTTTGAGTCATAGAGAAATTTCCCATTAGAGTCATAATAATGTATACCAGCTCTCCTATTTTTGCCTATTGCAATGTACAGTTTTGAGGTGGTATGGATAATGTTTGTGGACACAATTCTATATTTAACATTGGCAATTTCACCATTAATTAAAGTGCCCAACTCAAACGGCGAATAAACAGATGGATTTTCCCATAAATCTCCCTTTAGCTGACCAACCGCCTCGCCCACCTTTGCCGCATCCGCAGCCTTGCCAGAGAGGGAGAGGGTGGGGTCGATCATGTTCTTGAGCTCTTCCCAGGTCTGGATCGCCGAGGTCCAGTCCGCGTTTGTGACCTGAGTGATATAGAAGAAGCTCTCCACCGACGTTCCGCCGGTATAACTGTCATTGCGACAGTTGCAATCAATGGGCCAGCCATGGAGCATATAGCCATTGCTGCCGGTCACGCAGAGCACAACGCTGACATGGCCTGGGACGCGGAGAGCCTGACGTGCAATCTCGCAGGTGACGACATTGCCGGATACCGAGCAGGCCGCCCGCTTGCCAGCGCCGTCGTTGATGGTATCATACCAGCCCTCATTCTGAGGGCCGAATCCTCGATACATGATGCTGTATGTTGCACCAGATGGCGCAGCGTATGCCTTGCCGTCCTTGTACAGCACGGCCTTGAAGAAGCGGCTCTGCGCGTCGTTCTCCACAACGTCCAGACGCTGCGGAAGGCCGGGATTGTCGAAGTCAATTTTGATCTCTCGCATCATTGTCCTCCTTGCTCAAAATAAAATCGCCTGATTCGGAAAGCAGATAGTCCGTCACATTTCCGTCCGGAAGTGTGTCAGAGTATGCGGCCCCATCGGGCAGGGTGGTCAGTGCATAAGTCGGGTTGATAACGCCCGCCGATGTGATCCGGCGCGTGTCAGGCCGGAACGTGATAAGATACATAGACTCCTCCATCACAAAAAGCCCATCACAACATATGGGATGCAGCATTTTTTGTTTTTGTTCATCGTCACGCCGACCGGGATACCACTCACCTTTTTGGATTCCAGCCATCCACCGGGTCCAAACTGGACGCCGGTTTTGCTAACCGAAAATTCCCGGATGCGCGGATAGTCCCAGGTGTACGTTGCGCGGACACTTTTTCCGTTGACCGGCGCGATTGCCCATTGGATACTGTTGTTGTCAATGACGCTGCTGTCAAAAATACTGCCCAAATTGTCGATGAAGCCAACGGCAACGACCGCATAGCTTGCCAGATCCATCGGGACAAAAACATTTCCATCCAGACCACCCGACGCATTGGCGGAGTTGTCCCAGATGACGCTGGAATTTCGCACACCGCGAAACTCCAGGCCGTCCGGGTTGATAATATACGAGTAATCGCCGACGCCGAAGTTGATGCTGCCGGTGTCGCTCTCCTCGATATAATCCGTCGCAACATGGCTTGCACGTTCTGCGGCCTCTGTCGCGTCTGTGGCCAATGTCCCGGCATCCACCGCCCGGTCGTTGGTGGTGGTCACGCGGCTGCGCTCCCGGATGGTCGTGCGGGCCAGGCGCTCTTTGGCGTCGCCCACTTGCAGGGAGTCATAGCGCTCCAGCAGTGCATTGTAATCCGTCTTGGTGATCCGCGCCGTGGCGCTCACGCCCAAACGCAGATACCGCACCTCGACCGTATCACCGCGCAGGATAATCCCGCTCTGGCCGGAGCCGGTGTACTCCACGCACTTTTCCAGCTGCACATAAGAGACCGTCAGGCTGACGCTGATCTTGCCGATCTCATTTTTCTGGATGAACTCGTCGGCCGTCTTTTTCATGCTGGCGTCCGAAGGCGCTTTCTGGTAGTAGCTGGTGAGGTCGAGCGGATAGATCTTCCGGTAGCCGGTGATGCTGGAAGCCGCGATGGGCTCCAGGTCATAATACTTGTTCTTCTCGGAGTTCATCCAGAAGGGATAGACGTGGGTGTAGACGTCCTCGATATTTTTTTCCTGGTTGACGTCCAGCAGGTTCAGGCCGTATGCGATTTTGACTCCGCGGTCAACGGTCTCTTTTTTGCGCAGCACACAGCTCAGGCCGTCGAACGTCCAGACGCCATCATAGGCCGAGGCGAGGTTGTCGCTGTTGCTGGACAGCAGCGCCGCACGGACGGTCATCGGCTTCGAGACCGAAAACGTGCCCGCAGTATCGTAGCTGGCCGAAATGTCGAACGGGCAGTCTCCTACAATCCCAGCCTTGAGTTTTGTGATGGCCTCGCTCAGCGACGCAGCCGTGAAAGGCTTGACGATGCAGTTGTTGAGGTCATACGAGATGTGATGCGCATAGGCCTGGATCTTGCCGTCGATGGGCCGCGTCATCCGGTAGATGCGGAACAGCTGCCGGTTTTCGTATCGGGACGGGGCCGCGCTGATGAGCCTGCGTTCGGCCAGCAACTCCGCATGGAGACCGGTCATCGGATAGATGAGGGTCAGGTCATACGCACCGTTCTCTTCGCAGCTGACGGTGCAGCTCAGGGCGTCTTTCAGCGCGCCCAAGCCGTAATTGCCGATGGAGGTTACATCGGCCTCGTGTAAGATCGGCGTCATAATGTCCACCACCTTGGAGTCAGGGTCACGCCGGTCACGCCGCCGCTCCAGCTGATCGTATTTTCGCCCGGCCGCAGCGTGGGCCAGGTGCCGCCGACAAGCGCGTTTGCGTTGGTGCCGCCGGTAACGTAAGCGTCCCAGTTTTCGCAGTCGGCATAGAGTACCCGGTCTGCCGGGGGCATGGCGGCAAATTCCACGCCGTTGACGACGACTTTTCCCTCTGCGCCGTTTCCGGTGATCTCCAGATAGGGGAGTGCCACCTGATCCAGCGGGTTGAGGAGGGTCTGTCCGTTTTCCAGTGCCACGGCCTGATAGCCGGACACGAGGAAGTGGCGCGGATCACAGTCAAAATCTACCGACAGCCGGCCGTACTTGTTGAGGATGTTCGAGATGCTGCCCGGTTTGGCCGTTGCGAAATAAAAAAACGACGGGTCGTATCCATCGGAGAGCTGATGCGCTCCTGGCGTTCCGGCCAGCCATTTCTTGACGGTGCGGGCGTCTTCCGCCGTCGGGTTTTTGCCGTGGAAATACAGCTGATACGTCACGGTGATATTGTCGTAATAGCCCAGGTCAGCATGGAGCTTTCCGTTTCGGCCCGGCACCTCATACTCCTCGTATTTGGCTTCCGGGACCGGGATCTCCGGCTTGTGCTCGATGTGGCAAAAATACTCGTCCGAGCTGTGGCTGTTAAAATACAGGTATTTCTCCATTGGCGGAGGCCTCCGAATTGATCATCATTTGCAGCTTGTCGATGGTGTACTGGGCGATCTCCTCAGCATCCTGCCCTTCCTGCGGGTAGATGCTGATGCTGACGCCGCCCATGCTGATGCGCCGGGTGTTGTAAGCCGTGGTGAGCGCAGAGCTGGCCCGGCCCACGTCATAGGTGAGCTGAGTTTCCATCTGGCCGCTCAGCCCGCGCACTGCGTCGCGCAGCACATAGGCATTATCGGTGATCCCTTTGGCCATGCCTTTGACCATGTCCGGCATCCACTGCTCATATTCCCGCAGCGGGCCAACGTCCGGGCGGGAGAAATGCAGGAAACTTTTCACGGTCTCGGCCAGCCCTTTGGCGGCAGTGGCCAAAAATCCGCCAGCCTCTTTCATGCCGTTCGCCATGCCGGTGACAAGGTCTGCGCCCCAGTTGTTCGACTCATTGGCCAAGCCGGAAAGATTTGTTCCGATCAGGTTGCCCACAATGGACAGGCCCGCGCTTGCGATTGCTCCCGGTATGCCGCCCTTCATGTAACCGGTAGCCGCTGAAACAAGCCCTCCTACAATCAGGCCGGGCACGTCGATGTTGTCAAAAAAGCTGTCGCTTGCGCGGTAGCCCTTCGACAAGTCCGAAAACCAGCTTCCGAGCGGGCTCTTGCTCAGGTTGGAAGCCGCCTGTTCCAGACCGCCCAGTTTTGTATCGAGGTCGAGGATGAACTGCGAGAAGCTGCCCACCGTGCCCTGAACGCCCTTGATCTCGGTCTTCAGGCCGTTTGTCTTTTCCTGCACGTCGGTCACAATGCCGTTGACATAAGTTGTCGTGCGAGTGACTGCCTGGGCGACGCCGTCCACAATGGCGGTATACGAGTCCGTCACCACATCGGCCGTAGAGACAACGTTCTCTTTTACCTCGCCGGTCGTCTGGTCAATGACTTGTTCGATCTTCTTGGTGGTCTGGGTCGTCCGGTCCAGAGCGCCGACAACGCCGTCCACACCATAGATCTTCTCTGACTTCGAGGCAACCGCGGTCTTTCCGGCAGTCGTGACGTTTTCAACGGTCGTTTTGCTGCTCTGCTCTACGCCGTCCAGCAGGGTGACGACCTGCTTGTAGTTTTTCTGGATGCCGTCCACCATCTCGGTCCATGTCCGGGTGACGGTCTGGGCCGTTTCCTGCGTCGTGCCTTTGAGCTGCTTGGTCGTTCCGTCGTAGACGTTGTAGGTGTTATCGGCGGTTTCCGTTACCTGCTTGATGGCCCCGACGATGTTGCCGGTGCCCTCCAACAGCTGGGTGTTGGTTTCGGTCACGCTGTTGGCGAGCTTCTTCTGGTCGGCAGCGGCCTTTTTGTTTTTTTGCGTCGTGCTCCCGGTCGGCGTATCACTTCCGCTGCTTGTCGGGGGCTTTACGGTCGGATGCAGCCGGTCGTATTGCTTTTGGTTTGAGATACCTTTTCCGGCCAGGGCTTCCTGCCTTCGGCGGTTTTTGTTTTTCTGGCTGTCCGTCTGTGAGCGGTAGTCCTCGTAGCTGTCATACCCTGCATAGGCGTCCTTGCCCAGCGCCTTGTTGAGCTTGTAGCTCCACTGATCGAGGACACTGATCGCATTTTGGGCAATGGTAGACAGTCCATCGCCCAAAGCAGACATCTCGCTGATTACGCCTGAGACCAGCGGATTCAGCGACGCAATTTCCGTTGCCAGACCGACCCAGCCGTCCGTTTTGTATGCTTCAGTCGCCGCAACGGTCATATCATTGAGGTTGCCAACAACCATTTTGATGCCGTCGGTCAGATCGGCAGTCATAAGGCCCGCCAGCTGAGTTGCGTTATCCGTCAGCGTGGACATCTGGCCGTTGAGCGTCTCGCTCTGGGTGGACATGGAGTTGTAGTACCGTCCGCCCTCATCTGAGGCCTTTTCCAGTGCAGCGGTCAGCACGTCATAGGTGACGGTCATTTTCTGCACTTCGGCGGTCGATTTTCCGGTGTAGTCGGCCAGAATGCCGTAGACATCAATGCCCGCATAGGCAAATTGTTTGATGTCTGCTGCCGTGGCCTTTCCGGCATTTTTGATCTGTTGGAGGTTCTGGGCCATTCGGCTCAGCTCCTCGTTGCCGCCGCCAGTTGCAGAGACCGCATCGCCCAGCGCAAGGATGACCTTGCGAGAAGAATCTGCATCAACGCCGGTCGAGATCAGCAGCTCGTTGGCCTTGACAAGGCCCGCCGTGTCGAAGGGGGTCCGGGCCGCGTCCTGCTTGATCTGCTCCAGTGCGTTTTCCGCAGCGGATGCGCTGCCGAGCATGTTGGTCAGTGCCGTCTGATACTGCTCCAGCTGGGCGTTATAGCTGATGCCCGCCTCAACGACCTTTTTGCCCGCCGACAGCAGAGTGCTGCCGATGGCCGCATAGGCTTTTGCGGCCAACGTGCCCGCTGTCACAGAGGCAGCAAGGTCGTCGCCGGACGTTCTTGTCTGGTCCGAAAATTCGCCTAGACCGTTTTCCGCGTCAGACAAGCGACTTTTGAGGGTTGCCAGTTCGGCGCTGGTCTTGTTGATCGCAGTGCGGAATCCGGATGCCTCTTTGCTGGCGTCGCCCCATTTGGCGACTGCCTTTTGAAGCATCGTGTTTTGTGCTGAAAGGGCAGATTCCTGATTCTGGATCTGCTTTTTCAACACAGAGGCGATGGAGGAGGCCTTTTGCTGTGCGGTGGCGTTTTTTCCAAGCTGTGCAGTGACAAGATTCAGCTCAGAGGAATACTCCTTCTGCTGCTGGATGATGTTTTGCATCTGTTTGCGGTATTCGCTCTCGCCCTCAACGCTGATTCGTGGGCCAATGTCCGTTCTTGCCAAGCGCTACCACCTCCTCATCGTATCGCCGCCAGCGTATCGAGATCGGCATAGACTTTCTGGTCTGCACCGTTCTCGATCTGCATACACGCCATATAATCCAGCATTCGGCCAAGCGGGCAGGCCAGAACTTCGCGCTCTGTCATGCCAAGCTTTCGGCCGTAATACAGATACCATGTGGTATTCAGCCGGATCACATGGCGGTTTCGCCGTTTTTTGGGTTGTTATCCGGTGCGACCTCCACATCGCGGGAGGACCCGCCGCGCAGAGCCATGGCAATGTCGGCCCAGATCTCGACGATCTCCGTGCCGGACAAAATCGCCTGAAGAACATCATCTTCCGGAAGGTCTGCGGTATTTTCCGACTTTTCGCCGGAAAACGAAGCGCTTGCGGCGAGATACGCCTTGCCAGCTTCCGCCAGAGGGCGCAGCGCGGTCAGGATCACACGCATCATTTCGGCCAGTTCCTGCTTGTCGGCGTGAGCAGTGACGCTCTCCACGACCGCGTTGACATTGCCGAACGCTTTTTCCAGCACATCCGCCGCCCCGATGGTCAGGCAGAGCGGAAATTTCTTGCCCTTGATATTCGTCCACACAACATACTTGTCGTTCATCTGTTATTCGCCTCCCAGAGCTTTTTTGATAAAGGCCACTGCCTCGCTTTCGGTCGTGAACAGGGTCTTCGGGATGATCTTCCAGCGGTTCTTCGCGCTGTCGTCCCGCAGGATGGTGAAGTCGATGTCCTGAGTCTGCCAGTCAATCTGATTCTCCTGCGTGGTGGCGTCGTCACTGGGCACCTTGCAGCGGCATTTTGCCAGAATAATGGCGCCCCAGTAGCTCTTGCCGTCCCGCTGGCCCTTTTTCGTGGCACCGATGCCGATGTAGGGCGGCTCCATCTCCGCACCATACTCCAGAGTCTCAACGCTGTTGCTGCCGTCCACCTGCACCGGGTTGCCCGCTTTCAGGCCCATGAGGAAGGCTTCGTCGTCCGGGGTCAGGCCGTCAATGGTCATGGTGCCGGAGCCGTCCGTGAAGGCGGAGCCGGTCTCGGTCTCGGCCAGCCGGTCGTCGGCGTAGAAGTTGTTATCGTCGCTGGTCGAGATATCGGTGCTCATACTCACCGAGCGGCCCAGCTTGCGGACGCCGGTGTAAGTGACGTTCCCACCGTCGGCTGCATACAGCGCGACATGGATGTTGGAAAAACCGGTCGTCACAATGCTTTTCGGATTCTCAGGCATGTTTTTTCCTCCAAATAAAAAAAGAAGAAGGTGTCCACGGTGGACACCTTCTTTGGGTTTATTTCTTCGTGATGGCTTCGATTTGCTTTTGGATTACCACTTCCATGGCGTTTTGCGCATTTTTCCGGCAGGCGTTGACAGCCGGGGCGATAAAAGGCGTTTTGTCTCGCACACTGCTCCCGCTTTCAACGCTGCGGGCAATGAGCGCGTTCGGCTGGCCGTTCGGATAGGTCTTTGTCTGGACTTCGTTGTAGCCCTCAAAGCCGATTTTGACGTTCCAGGCACCGTTTTCGTGGCGCATGTTGGTGATGCCGAAGCCCTCTTGCAAGCCTTTTTTCTGTGCCTCAGAAATTCCATGCAGTTTTTCTCCCGCATCTCTGGATTCCTGCGACAAGTAGAAATACGACTGTTTTGCCGGTGGTGCCTGGACCGGAAGCGCGTCGATGGACTGTTTGATCGCATCGGCCACGACTTTTGCGCCCTCATAGACCGCGTGTTTGCAGATGCTGTCCGTCTCGTTGGTCAGCTTTTCCAGCTGGGCAAGATAGTCGTTGGCCTTTTTGGAGGTGATCTTAGCCACAACCGGCCACCTCCCAGCTCCATTCGTAGTGCCAGATGCCCCGGTCGGCCTCGAACTGGATGCTGTTCAGCCGCCAGGCGATGGAATCGAACGAGTCGAACGACTGCTCCAGCGCCTCGCGCCATGGATCGAACTCGTTCTGGGTGAAAAGGTCGGTCGTGCCGGTGACGCAGCCCTCGACGTGCTTGCCTTCCGCCTCAAAATCGGAGGCTCCGTCTTCCTGCCAGACGAAATACCGCTTGGATTTCATCCGTCCGCCATGGCTCACCTGGTCGGTGACGGCGGTATGGGCTGCGATGATGCACTCGCTCCACGTCATTTGCCATCCTCCTTCAGGCGTTTGTCGAAATCTTCCTCGACGGCCCGCAGGCTGATATCCATCGAGGGCGGGTGGCAGTTTTCCACCACCTGCACCGTGTCGATGCGATAATACTGGCCGTCCTCGGTCCGGGCCACGTCCTGGTTGCTGATCTGCACCGGTGCGCGCGGCACCCGCACCACGCGGACGATCTCCGCGAGGTTCTGGCGGCTGAGATACAGCCGGTTGATGCCGAGCCGCTGCTCTTCGTAGCAGGCCGAGAGCTTCCTTTTCAGCTTGATTTTGGGTTGGTGGCCAACATCGGCGACGTCCTCGGTCGAAAAGACAGCCAGAACGCCTGCGTTGAAGTTCTGCGAGATGTCATTCGTTGGTCTGGTCGGCATTTTTCGCGGCATAAACGCTCACCCGCCTTTCGTTTTGCGCTGCTAAAATGAGATGACGGTAGTTGTTTTCGAAGATATCCGCCGCGCCGTCGCGGGCGTAGCGGACGTAATCCATGAGCAGGTCCCGGTGCAGACCGGGCGTGGTGTAGTCCTGCGGCTCGCCGATCTTGCCGTCCAGATAGGACATACCGCCCACGGTGAGGTTCCAGACCTTCGTGTCCACGGCGTCGTCATCCCATGTGATGTCGAGATAGGTCTTGATATCCGGGAGCAGCACGTCCCGGATGCCATCCCATACGGTCGTCATAAGGTCAGGACTTGGTGACGGTGACGGTGTAGGCCTTGGTGGTCGTGCCGTCTTCCGCCGTCACGTTGATGGTCACAGTGTTGGAGCCTTCAGCCCAGGTGGCAGACTTGCCGTTCTCGATGATCTTGCTGCCGACCTTGACTTGCACGGTCGCACCGGCATTTGCGGGGGTGGCAGTGATGACATTGGAGGCCGTATCGGTCGTTGCGGTGTAGCTGGCAGTGGTCGCGCTGAAGGCCGGGGTCAGGGTCAGGTTGCCCAGCTTCAGGGAGGCCAGGTTGGCGTCAGCGGACGGGGTAGGAGAGGTGACGGTCTCGACCTTGTAATTCAGCGGGCGCAGGCCGGAAATGTCGAGGTTCAGGAAAGCGTTGTTGTCCACCGGGAAGCCGTTGGCATACAGCTTGATGAGGTAGACGCGCTCGTCCTCCAAGAAACGATAGGAGTCATCGTACTCCAGCCTGCCGCCCTTGTTCATGCCGACGGCTGCAAAGTACAGCCGGCCCACGCCGAACACAGCCTGACCGCGCGGCAGAGCGGAAACCGGAATGATAGTGGCAGGGTAGGGCAGGACGTTGTTGCGATAGGTGCCGTCCGGGGTGCGGATCGTGGTAGCGGGCATGACCTTCTCATAGTAGTCCTGCGGGTTGACCAGCAGAATGAGGTCATCCGGGTTGCGATCTTTGCCGTTCGGGGTGACGGCCAGGAGAGCGACCAGCTTGCCCATGGTGGTGGGCTCGAAATCCGATACCTTGATCTTGGCTTTTTCGGGGTATGCGCCGCCGACAACGGAAGCGCTCTCGCTCACGTCGCGGATCATGCCGATGGGCTTGTCGTTGCCGTCGCCCATCACGATGCCGTCTTCCAGGCCGTTGGCGAGTGCTTCGGCCAGGATGGCGCGGATATAGCGGTCCAGCCATTCGGGGCCGAGGTCCAGCTGAGCCTTGCAGACCGGGATGAACGCAGAGAGCTTGTACAAGCCGACGTCAACTTCTTTGAAGCCGGAGGTCAGCTCCTCGATGATCTTTGCGCACAGCTTACCCCATGCGGCCTTGTGGCGACCGTCGGTGTTCAGCATCATCCGGATGGCGCCGCCGGTCGGGGTGAACTGGATCTTGCTCAGCAGAGGATGGCTCTCGGTCAGGTCTTCCATGACGCGGGAGATGATGGTCTGCGGGAAAACGACACTCACGTTTTCGAGGGCCTGCTTCGGGTTCTCGCTGCGCATGGCGTCGCTGATCTTCTGGTAGTATTCCTTTTCTTCCGTGGTCAGCTGCCGGATGCCGCGCGCATACAGAGCAGAGTTGTCGAGTTCCTGCCTCAGACCGTTCAGCTGGGCCTCGTACTCCTCCGCATTGATGTCGCCGATGGTCTGGCACATCTCCGAAAAGACGTCAGACAGTTCGTCGGGCTTGTTGTCCTTGATGGCAGCGGCCAGCCGCTGGCGCAGGTCAGACAGTTTCTTATTCTTCTGGTACATGTCTTTCAGATTCATGTTGTTGTCTCCTTTTTGGGTATTCAAAAAGGCGTGTCCAGTTTGGACACGCCTTTACGGCAAATTATTTTTTCTGGGATTTCCAGACAGAAAAAAGTTTTTGGCCATCAAATCGATATTGTGTACTGATAATATCAGAGGCTTTAATTTCTTTTTTGCTATCTCGCATCGGTTTATACATGCTGTTTGTGATATAAGTTCCAAAGTCCTTATATTCTTTCGCAAATCCTTCGTAAGTTCTTTTTGTGGAAGCGCTTTTAGCGTTAGAAATATTTTCGTTTTGACGTGCAAGATTGGATTGAATCCAATCAAACGGACGTTTCATAATGTCTCGTGCATAGCTTATTTGTTTTGCAGTGCCAGAAACATTAAAATCATCTACCATAGCTCTTCCAGCGGCATATCCTTTTCCCGATCTCGAAGAGCTCCCGCTTCCTCTTTTAGCCATTTCGATACCCCTTTCTTTCAAACTGAAACGGTTTTACTTTTGTAACATTCCAGTCAAATTCTTCCGGGCACTTTCCATACCATAATATTTGGTTTGGTTGAAGTGTCTCTAATGCTCTTCGGCAATGTTTCGCAAAGCACTCGGCTTCGTATGGGTCGGATTGTGTTCCATGGCTGGAAATACTCACAATAGCATTTTTTGGTTCACCATCAAAGCACCAATCATAGCTTTTTTCCCCACACCAGCACAACGTTGGAATCACATGGATTCCATGAGCCTGCCAGTAGGCGGCAAGCCAGTGCTTCTTATAGTGCATAAAAATTTGTACTGCCAATGGCATGTCATCATACAGAGAAAAATCCGGAGAACATACCGCGCCAAATTCTTGTAAAAGCGGAATATACTTGTCTGGATTGTTCCAAAATCTTTCAAATTGGTAATCGTCTTTATAAAAATGAAGTCCTTTGCCCCCCCTATTTTTGGCGGTAAGGGCATAATTTACAGGAATCCATTCGAGTTTATCGATTCGAATGTTTGTTTCGGGTTTTATTTCTGGAATTTCATATTTTCCAACGCCCGGAAATACCATTCGCTCGGTGTTTTCCATTGGAAGTATCATAGCTTTAGAGCTTCGAAAATAAGCTCAGCAGGTTGTTCTGGGGTGGAGCGGGCGGTTCCTGGGGCGGCTTTTTGGGTGTCGGGGAGGGAACGGCCAGCGTTTGACAGATGAGCATGTCGTGCACACTCTGGGTGGCCTCGTCGCCGCGCACACCCTTCTGGATGCTGGTGGCAAGGCCCATTTCCAGCACAGCTTCGGGGCTGTACCACGTTTTGCTGTTGATGAGGTCCCGCGCCGCCTGCTCCTTCATGCCCGCGTTTGTAAACGCGCCCAGGCCGATCTCGGTCAGTTTGTCCAGCTCATCCGCAGCCTCGCGGAGATCTTCTGCATACCCCCGACCGCCGCCAATGACGGGGTGGAAATAGAACGCGCTCACATTGTTGGCGATGCGCTGCGTACCGGCCAGAAACGGGTAGATAGCCGCGCTGGCCACAAATCCGTCGGCGTGAGTCGTGATCTGTGCGTTTTTGGACCGCAGGGCGTTGTAGATCGCAAAGCCCTCCGAAACTTCACCGCCATAGCTGTCCACATGGACGTTGATCTCGGCAAGGTTCCCGGCCTGCTCCAGCTGGTTGGCCAGGTGATAGGCGCTGACATCATTTTCGATGCCCCGGAAACTGGTAATGTCGCCAAAAATATAGATATTGGCTTCCTCGCCGCTCTGCTGCATATCAAAATACGGTTTAGGCACTGTTCTTGTCCTCCTTTTTGTTGGCTTCGGTCGCGGCATTGCGGGCAATGGCTTCGACCGTTGCAATGTTTTTGGTCATCCAATGGATGTTTGCCCAGTCCTCTGTAATGGTGGAATCTCCGACCTTTTCACGCAGCTCGTTGATGCTCCATGCCGCGCTTTCCACGATTTTTTCGATCTTGTCCGCATTGCTCAGGATGTCGAAATGCTGGATGGTCGAGGTATCCACGTTCACGCGGTCGCCGCGCTGCCAGACCCGGCGTCCATACAGCTTGCGGTTCAGCTCCTCGCTGATCTGTGCCGCCAGCGGGTCGATGCAGGTGGTGAGCCAATGCGTGACCACGTCGCTGATCCCGGCAACTTCGCCCTGCACCAGGACAGGCGGGATGCCGAACCCCCGCGCCGTGAAAGAAAAAATGTCGTCCACAAGCGCCCGGATGTCTCGCGTGTCGCCGGTCTTGCCTGATTCCGAGAACTGCTGGAAGTCGTAACCATCAAATTCCGGCAGAATGCCAAAATCACTTTGCAGGAACGACTCGTACAGCTTGTTCAACCGCTGCGCAAACAGCTCCTCAAAATTGTCCTGTCCGGAATTGACCTGCGAAATATGCACTTTCATGTGCTTGCCAGCATTCCAGCTGTGATTTTTCATGCTCGCTTCCAGCAGCTTGTTGTAACTGGTATAGAGCGCATCCACCACCGCTTTTGCATCGGCGCTGTTGAGCACAAGGTGAATAACTTCGCTTTCCTTCAGGTCGCGGGTGTACGGTTCATCGCCCACCTGAATCTGCCGGTAGATGTTTTCCGCCGTCGGAAAGTATTCCGGCTTCGTCCAGCTGTCTGCCACGACCAGATTCAGCATGCCGCCGCGCTGGGTGGCAAGGATCAGCGCCTCATTGTTTTTATAGAGCCGGTAGACGACCTTTTGCCAGAACGCCGTGCTGTTTTCGTTGACGTTCGGCTCCACGTTGAGCATGTAATAGTAATCTTTTTTGACGGCCTGTCCGCGCTCGAACGTCTTGAACTCACAGTTTGCAATCGCTTTTGCGATGAGGTTCACGCAGCAGTTGAACGCCAGATCCCGCAGGCGGTATTCTTCCCAACAAGTCATCCAGTCGGCAAGAGAGGCTTTTACCGCCGAAGCGTTGATGGGCACATTGGTCTCATCCACATGCTGCGCGGGGAGCTTGAGCCCATCGGATTTCTGAAATCCGAAGAACTCTTTTACTTTTTCGGAAAATGACATGGTTTGAACTCCTTACCAGCATATTGCTCCGATTTTGGGGAGCTGAACTTGTCCGGTGCCCAGCTCGGTTTCGATGACCATGGAAGCTACCAAGGCCATGAAGGGGTCTGTTTTTCGGGATTTTGCCTCGATCTTCGCATAAACGAAGTTTCCGGTATCCACGCCCTGACTGCGGCTGCTGCGCACACGCTTGGTGTTGTTGACTGCCCAGCGCAGCTGAGGCAAGTCTCCCCAGGTGAAAAGGCCTCGGTCGAAACAGTCCTGGATCACCGGGTCCACCTGCATGATGTCGCTGGGACGGATCAGCTTCACGCGGGTCTTGTCCTTTGCGTCAAAGCCGATGCTCTGCAACGCTTCGGCCATCATGGTGTAGCGGAAGTTATCCAGCGCCAGTTTTTTGATGTTATAGATGCGCCCGGAATCCCGGATGTAATCCGTGAGCAGATACGGAGAAATGCTCACATCGTCCACATAGGTGCACACGCCCATGTCACACCACGTTTTCCACGGGGCCTTGATGCGGGTCAGTGTTTTGCTCTGTGCGCAGATCCAGGCGTGGTTGATATCGAAGCGCTTGTCGCCGCGCCGGAAGTGGAGGTTGACCGCCGCCCAGTCGCTCAACTCGGCGTAGTCGATACCCACCGTGCAGCTCCACCCGGCCAGGTCGGGCAGGGGGGTGTTGGTGGCCCTGATCTTTTCGTAGTCGGTGACGGCGATTTCTTTGGCCCCATCCCGGATGCCCATGCGTTTCGTGATGAAATCACCGTTCTGTTCCGGGCGCTCCCGCCAGTCGCGGTACTCGTCCTGAATTTCCTGCATCAGGTGGGGCAGGTAGGGGAGTGATGGGTTTGCCATGCACCAATTGTTTTCGTCGTGCACCTGGTCTTTCGCGTCCAGGCAGCAGATGAACGGCAAAAAGCCCTCATCCGCCTCGCCTTCAAACAGGATCCTGCGGCCTCGTGCAAGATAGTCGTCCAGCGGGCCGTCGCTGACATCGCCGTTGGAAGTAAAAAAGCCCACGCGCGGCTCGGCAACCTTGCCCTGGCCGGTGACGAAGACTTTGATGTTGTCATAGTTTTGGTATTGGTGGACTTCGTTGAAGATGACCGCGCCGGAACGCATACCGTCACGGCCCTTCGGGTTGTTGGTTCGGCCTTTGACCTCGCCCAGGTTTTTGCGGCCCCGAAGGATCTCTTTTGTGTGGTAGTAATATTTTGACAATTTGGCTTCCCAGGTCGGATTCTCCAGCGCTTCCACGATATCTTTGACGGGGGTGACAGCCTGTTCCTCGTTGTTGGCACAGATGTCTACATTGTAATGCGGGACCGGGTTGTATGGGCTGATGAGCGCCGCCGAAGAAATGGCGATCACGCCGTCTTTGCCCGCACCACGACCCACCATCGCAAACAGCGTTTTGAAGCGGGGGGTATTATCTGCGCGGTAGGTGCACAACCACAGCCCCAGAGCAAAGGTCTGCCATGGAAAAAGCCTGTCATACGGAAAATACCGGGCGAGTCGGAAATATTTCCGCATTCGCTCGGTATCCACATGAACGTCTTCTGTTTCAAAAATGCGCCGCACAAGCGCAACAAGCGCATGCTGCTCCCGGCAGGCGCGAGGATTATCGGCCTCCACCTGCTCGATGTACTCCAAAATCTCCGGGGGAATGTTAGAGGTCATCGTCCTCACCGGCATTCGCCACCATAAATTTGAACTGCTGGATGACGCGCAGCAGGGTCGAAACGGTGGAGTTTGCCGCGCTGGCCGTCTGGTTATAGATTTGAATAGCAGGATTGGCGATTTCCATTTCGGCACCCTTTGGCGTGACTTTCGTGACGGTCAGGCCATTTTTGTTCATGTCCGTCTGCGCCTGCGTCAACAGATCCAGCTGGGTGACGTAGCGGTCAAGCGTTGAGCGGTACAAAAAGTTTGTGTCACAGTTCGCCGCTTTTGCCGCATCCTCGATTTCCTTCAATTCTTTGCTGTACTTTTTGCAAGCCGCAGCAAAAGAGGGCGGTTTTACCGTTTTCGACATGGAACCATCCTTTCATCGAATTTTGTGCAACATCACAACGATTCCCGCGCGCACGTGTGCGTGAGAGGAAAGCTGGAAAGTCGAGGGACACCACGAGTAAGGCCGCGACCCGCTCACCCCGTTTTTTTGGGAGGGGGGTGTCCAACGTGGACACAGAACAGGGGAGAAAGGCTCACACAGCCGGTCAGTCCCAGCGCTCGCGCGTCAACGGCGGAGCGCTTTTGCATCTGCGCATCCGCTCCGGATGGCAGACCGTCTCATGGCAGTCCTTGCATACACTGATAAGGTTGCGCTTTCGGTTGCCGTCTGCATCCGTGTACCAGATATCAAGCGCCTTTTCCGGTGCGTCCTTAACATGGTTGACATGATGGACCAGGTCGGCGCGCCGGTATCGCCCGCGCTGCTTGCAGATCTGGCACTCGTGCTTGTCCATGTCCAGCACCTCATGCGACAGCCGCACCCACTGCGAAGAGCAGTAGAACGAATGCACGTTGTCAGATGCAATCAGGCCCTTGAGCCACATTAGTACCCCTTCAGTCATATCTTTGCATTGTCTTTTGCAATGTCTAAGCCCTACTTTCCTTTTGCGTCAGATATGCCACAATCTTTTTTTCTCTTTCGCTCAGCGGCCATTTCCTCACGTCAGCCTTTTCCGCAGCAGCCTTTTCCGCAGCAGCCTTTTCCGCAGCAGCCTTTTCCGATAAAAGAAGCCCATTCCCAAAAATTGCTTTTCCTTCCGCTTTCTGTGAATCTAGCATCCGGATATATGCAAACTCTCCACGGCGTACCTTAAACTCAATCCCATAACGCGCATATTTTTGCATCATCGCTGCTGTCAGAACGCAGTCTGGATACTCGTATTTCGGAAGCTCTTTCTTGACTTCTTTTCTCAATCTTTCCGTTTCTTCGTTTATTATCCTGGTCAGCCGTGGCTCAGACTGTACAACTACATCTCCACAAAAACTGGTAACAAAACTCGTTTTTACAACTGCACCGTTTTCATACGTGATATTTGCATCACATATAACATGGTTCATCTTTTCAAAAATTTCTCGCCCGCCGAAATTTGTCAGGCTCGGCGCAAATAAAAAGAACGGAATTTTTGCATCAAGATAAAAAGCGCAGATTTTTGTGATAATCGAAAAAGGCGGGTTGTCTACTACGACCGCCCCTTCCTGGTAGTCGTAGTTTTCATAATCTCCTCCCGGATAAAACGGACGCACTATCTTTTCCGGGTCGATGCCGTATTCCTTACACGCCCAATCACGGATAGCGGCATATATAGTAGGCGGAGTATAACAATCGTCGGTAGTCTTTTTAAGCTTGAATTTTTCTTCAAACTCTATATACGTTTCCCCTTTCACAGTTATCCTCCTTTTCTTTGCATAAAATAAGCGGAACCTTGCATTCCACCGCATATCAATTTCGCCAGGAGGCTCAAGAGATAAGGTTCCGCTGCATCCAGAACTTTCGCGGCTGGATGCCCCGCTATTCGCGCCGCCCCCTCATAGGGTGCGCGCCTGGCATTCCCGGAAGGGACCGAGCCTTCAGCCTTCGGTTTTGGAGACCGATGCTCTACCAATTGAGCTACGGGAATTTATAGAATGCCGCTTGCAGGGTTTGAACTTGCAACCAAACGGTTATGAGCCGTCAGCTCTTCCGGTTGAGCTAAAGCGACATAAAAACGGCGGCCTTTTGCAGCTGCTTGAAAAGCCGCCGTAAATTTTTAAGTAATCCTGCACCCGATGGTATCAGCAGCAGGTGTTCGCCGAATAGCAGGTCGGTCGCGCCTTAGATACAGCCGGTTCCTCCGATCTCTGCCCTTGGCTCACGCTTTGTGCGGCTCGCCTGAAAACCGATACTCCAAGCGATGCGCACAAAATTACTTTTGAATGCTACTTGAAAAATTTCCCGGAACACAGGTGCAAGCACACAGCTTTTCACGAGAGGCTGAAACAGTTTGCTGAAAAGTCCAAGCATGGATTGTGCTCCTTTCCAAAGTGTCCACTGTGGGCACCCCGCCGGGTGGATGTGATATCTTGTCAGTCATGCGCCGCTGGGTTTTGGAGCGGACGGCGCTGGTCCCATTGAGTGCGGTAAGGTTCGACCACACTATGATTCCCGCCGGGAAGTCTGAATCCACAATGAGCGGCCGCTTGGGCTCTCACCCAATAACCGCATTTTGATTATAGCACATCAAAAACGGACATTCCGGACAAATCGGACATTCCGGACAAATCGGACATTCCGGACAAATCGGACATTCCGGACAAGGCGTTTGCGCTATAAAACGGCTATTCCTTTTTTTCAAAATCCTTGCATTTGATATTAGGATTATTCAAAAAATGTCCGCATTCGCATTCTACCGTGTATGACGAATCTTGGTAGTTGTACTTTTCTTTTTTGTGCACACAGTTTGTACACGACTGCTTTTTGCTATACAAAATGTCAGCAATTGCCGTTATAGAACATTTTCCGCTGTCGCTGTGCCACAATGCACAACTGCTGGTCTGGCAAGTTTTATATCCTGCCCGGCTGTAGCTAAATGGACACTCTTTCATTTTTACCTCACATTCTGATTGATCCACCGTTCGACCCGACGCCGGATCGCTTCCGGTCCGATGTCCACGCCTTGCTCCATAAGCTCGACCGCCACAATCTGCGGTTTTTTGCCCTCCGTGCAGACTGCCGTGAGAAGCGCCCGCAGCTCGCAGTCATCGCAGCTCTCAATAAGGCTCAGACCATACATGTACTTTTTCCGCTGCTGGACGTTGGTCCGCTTGAGCCGCTTGATCTCATCTTCCCGCCGGGTGAAGGAAATGTCCGTCCCGGTCACGGTCGCGTGACTCAGGATGCAGGCGTTCCCCTCACCGCTGGAAGACTTGACTACATCGGAGGCGCTTTGCGGGCCTTCGGCCTGGATTGCTTCGAGCTGTTCAATGCGCCGCTGACGCTTTTCGATGTCGTAAGGGATAGCATACAGTTTCCGAAATTCTCGTGGCGTCAGTGGCTCCATTGTGGCTCCTCCTTGTTTATTTCAGCTCAAAATATTTCGTCAGAATATCTGTAATGCCAGAGTAGAAACTTATCCAGCCGCAGGTGGCGAAGCTGTTATCTTGCAGAATGATGGCGTAGTCATCACAGGTCTGTCCGGCATCCTCTCTGGTGGTGTCTATCCGCTTCCACAGCGTTGCCCCGCCGGGCAGAGGCTGCTTGTAATACGCAAGCCGGAAACGCACGTCCTCCCAAGCCAGCTCCCACGCTGCACTCGCACCCAGAGTTTTCTCCGCCAGCTTGCGCAGCGTATCCCGCCCCCGGTCTTGCTCCTTCGGCCGCTCCTGCTCCTGTTTCGGTATCGTTACCGAAGACTCTGGTTTGCAGTCGAACACGACCGGCTTTTCGTACACCGGTTTAGCCGGTTTCGGGGCTTTCGCTGATTCCTGCTGCGCCATCCGCGCCGCAATGATCTCTTGTGCCCGCCGATATGCGCCCATCAGGGTGATCTCCCCGGCCTGAAGCTCCCGCTTGGTATCATCGCCGCAGTTTTCCGAGATCGCGTTCAGCCGGGCCGCTGCACCAGTGCTCAAGCCCAGAATCCTGCACAGCTCATCACGGACTTTTCCGCTCAGCCCACCGAGGCTTTTTCGCCGTGTCAAAATCTCTTTGAGCGTCTCATACTGCGCCAACCGTTCACCGTCCGTCAGGTCACGTGCGGTTGCGTTGGCCGTGATGAGCGCGATCTTCTCGTCATCGTCATACTTGAGCTTGAGGATGACGCAGGGGAGAGCCTCAAACCGTGTATCGCCCTCTTTGGCTAGCTCCTCGCAGGCGGTCAACCGCCGCTCTCCGCCGATCAGCTTGTAATTGCCACCATCCAGCTCCACCACTTCCAGTGGTTGGCGGATGCCGTTGGTCTTGATGTCCTCTTTGAGCCGTGACACGTCCCCGATGCGATAGATCTTCCGGTTGTCCGGGTTGATGATAATGTTTTTGCGGTCGATCATGAACACCCGCATCCCAGGCCCCGCCGGGTCATCCGGCTGAACACTCAGAAGCCCGCTCAATAATCCAGTGCTCATATCACTTTCCCTCCACGATCTCCATCACACGTACTGCCAGATTTTTATACTGCTCGGCAGGCTTGCACTTGGGTGCGAACTTGTACAGCGGCTCATGTGCCGATTTTGCTTCCTTGACCCGGACGCTGTTGTTGATGCGCATCACGCTGCCGTCCTCGTTCCGGAAAGCCGGAATGTGGAGATTTGCGATCTGATTGACGGTCTGCATTGAGTATCGCCCCCGGTCATACTTGGTGGCAAGCACACCCATGACCTCAAGTTTCGGGTTGTATCCGTGCTGGATGTCCCGCACCTGATCCATGATCTCGGCCAGCCCATCCAGCGCCCACTCGTCGCAATCCACCGGGATGATGACGTAATCAGCGGCAACCAGAGCGTTGATGGTGGCCATGTCGATGTCGGGTGGACAGTCGAAAATGCAGTAATCGTAATCGTTTCGCAGCGGTTCGAGGGCGTTCTTCAGCCGGTCGGCCTGCGGACGCCGGACGTCGAACATCACGTTTTTGTTGGCCAGCAGCATGCTCATGTTGCTGGGTGCAATGTCAACGCCGTCAAAATCGGTCTGCTGGATCACGTCGGGCAGCTTGACTCTGAGTTCCAGCACATCGCCCATCGTGTCTGCCGTGTCCGAAAACCGCTTAAAAAATTTGCTCGTGTTGGCCTGCTTGTCCAGATCCATGACCAGCACCCGCCGGGAATGGATGCCCGCTAGGATGCAGGACAGGTTGCAGGCGGTGACGGACTTTCCGACGCCGCCCTTGAGATTGATGATCGCGATTTTAGCCATATTTCTCATTGTGGGTTCCTCCGTTTTGGTTCTATCCGCACTTCCGGGCGAGTGACCGCCGGTGTGCAGCGTTTTTCAAAAAATCGTTTCCGCTGGGTTCTGGCCGGTCCACTGTCTTTCTCAGCTTCGGTGCGCCGCCCCAGCTCTTCGGGTGGTCCAGAACACTCCATCCAGCCTCGATGCTCTGCATGATGCTGGCGATCATGTACTCTGTGCGTTTTGTTGTTTTTGATTCATCCGCCAGCTGGGTGAGCTTGTCGCACACAGCTCGTGCAGCCTGGGCGTCCCACACCTTGCCCCGCCGGGATGCCCGGTATGCGTCGAACCGGGTCAGGGCCTCCAGCAGAGGCTTGTCCGTTCCGGCATACTCCGCGAAAACATCCTTCGGGGTAGGTTCGCCCCTTTGTGCGCCTCGCGCGCACGAAGGAGTAGTATACCCAGTAGTATACCCAGTAGTATTACTGGGTGGCGTTTTGCCACTACCCCCCGTGGCGTTTTGCCACTGGTCCCCGTCGCATTTTGCCACTGGTGGCATTTTGCGACTAGTGGCGTTTTGCCACTGGTCAGGCGGGTGAGATTCCGCCGGATTTTCGGGTGCATCGTCCTTGCTTTCGACCGTCTTCTGGACCTCTTCGGGGACCTCGGCAACGTACCGGTTGACCATTTGACCGGCCACAAGTTCCTGCCGTTTTGTGAGCAGGCCTTTGCTTTCCAGCCGCTTGAGCACCCGGATTATTGTTGCACGGTCGGCTCCCAGCCACCGGGAAAGATAGCTGAAGCTGCCCTTATACTCGCTCTCGCCATCCTGACTAAATCCATAGATCAGCGCGTAGGCCAGCAGCTCGTTGCCCTTGAGCTTGTACTTATCGACCATCCAGTCGAGGATCATAATATAGCTCTGTTTTTTGGTAGTGTTTTTCACAAGTTACCCCCCCCCAAGAGGGTCAGAACGGCAGGTCATCATTGTCGTCGATCACAGCGAAATCGTCAGCAGAGCCCTGGGAATATGCTGGTGCGGGCTCTCGGTAGCCTTTTGGCGGTGCTTCGCCGCCGTCATCCACGGCCTGCCCGCCGGGCTTCTTGCCGGGCCCGGCAAAGCTGATATGGTTCGCCACGACCTCCACAGCCGTGCGGCTGTTGCCCTGCTTGTCCTTGTAATTCCGGCTCTGCAATGCGCCATCCACAGCGATCATACTGCCTTTCTGGAAATACTTACAAACAAAATCAGCCGCCTGCCGCCAGACCACGATGTCGATAAAATCCGCCTGCCGTTCCTGCCCCTGAGAGACAAAGTTCCGGTCGCAGGCGATACGGAAGCTGCACACGTTGGTGCCGTTGGCGGTGGTGCGCAGTTCAGGATCTGCGACGAGCCGCCCCATGATCGCTACAATGTTGAGCATTTCAGATAGTCCTTTCCGATTTCCGCCATCCAGCGGTCATGCCCATAGAGGTCCTCAAAATCCTGCTGGGCCTGCTTTTTGAGGTCGAGCCGAAGGTGGTGGTCAAAATGGGCACTGTATCCCGGCTCGTTGTGGTGCCGGTGGCACAGCCAGACCTTCAGGCCATACTTTTCGGCCATCGGCCGCAGCGGGCCGTTGAGCACATGGTGCTCTTCCAGCATGTCCACAGTGGACACGTTGTACTTCATCCGGCAGACGTAACACTCCCGCCGGGTCTGCATGATGCTCTTAGACAAGGGGCACCCAATCCTTTTCAAAGCTTTCGTATGCCGTGCGGTAAGAGTTCAGATTCTTCATGTGGTACTCGTGCCCGTCATCACATTTGAGGATCAGATCGTCGCCATCCCCAATGCGCCGGATCGCAATAAGCACACCGCTCAGGGCCTGCGCCATGTTCCGGCCAATTCCGTGGGCCATCAGAAGCTTGCAAAAGCGTTTCCGTGTCATCTTTTCGGCACCTCCTGTCATTCCTGCCAATATCATGTTACATTGTCGGGTCTTGCCATAACCATATCAAATATAGCTTCGCTGACGGTACGATCGGCCGTAGTAAATTTCCAATCTTTGCGTAACACGCAAGAAGCAGCAGAACGCGCAAAATATCCCTCTTTGGCCAACTTGTCGTACAACTCAGTTACGGAAAGAAGTTTTGGGAAAGTGTCAGAAAAAAACTTTCGCTGATACTCAGGGCCTAGGTCTCTGCTTCTCTCCATAAGCTGCCAAAGACGCACCATAAGCTGATAGCTGTAGCTGGTTTTATTATCCACTCCTCGGCACCTCCTGCCATTCCTGCCAATATCGTGTTACATTCGGATCGTTGACGCCCATCTCGGCCAGCCGGTCAAAAATGCCGTCGATAAAGGCCGTCATCTGAGCGGTGGAAAAGCTGCTGGAACCCATCGACGCCTTGACAGTGCAGCGCTCGTTGTCCAGCAGCTCTACCACGTATACCAGCCGGTATGCCTTGCGCAGGATGGGCACAGCGGCCACCGGAAGTTCCAAAAAGTCATATTCGAGACCGTATTCTTCGAGCATCTCGATATAGCAGGCTTCCGGTGTGGTGCCGCCCGCTTTCCCTGCGTTGTACGTGTCGGCCATGATGGTGAGCAGCGCCCACATCATGCGGTTCTGTTCCAGCGATCTTTTTTTCCGCTGCCGCTCCACGGTGAGCGTCAACCGCAGCGGAGAGCCATGTGCCAGATCGTCCAGCTTTTGGCGGATCTGTGTTTTCACAAATTCCGCCGAGTTTTCCACAACGATCTGCTTCCGGGCTGGGTCATAGACGACCGGAAGGCTTCCTACAACGTCGCCTCGTCCCATAAAACTTTCTTCCCACTGGCCAGTGCAAACTGCACCATGTGGATGTGTCCGTCTTCAGCGCGGGCGAAACGGTCAACCGTGAGCTTTTCCGCCGCGCGCCATACGCCGTGCTGGTCCTTCAACACCGGGACCTGCTCGCTCTTCAGGGCGATGGGCTTCAGGTCCATCACGTCCTCCGCGACGCCGAACAGTGCCGCCGCGCGGAGAAAGCTGGTGTTTTCCTGCATCCGGTCCACATCAGCGGAGGGCAGACACATCGGCCCGGCGTCCTTCCGCACCGGAAGACCATTGACAGGGGAGAGCACTTCGAGCTGGCATCTCCACCAATTTTTGGTGTAGTAGTACGAGTCGCCCCAGCCCAGCGGGCCGTATGTCTCGTTGAGGATGTCCCGCACGGCAGACTCCTTCGGGAGCACTACAACGCGGATTCCATCCTCGCAGGCAGCGGTAACGCGCACCACGCACTCCTCCGGCTTGATCTCGCGGGTTTTCGGGCCCTTGACCGGGAAACTGATAGGCTCAGCCAAAACCCCGCCAGAAACGCCCGCAGACGGCCCACGCCGCCGGGAGTTGGTTTTCGTTGGCATCTTGACCGTCCTTTCAGAGCATCACTTCGCCGACTGTGGGTTCGTGCACAACGTCCTCCGCGTCATCAGGGGCATCCGGGTTGTAAGAGTACACCAGCAGCCGGATGTCTTTCTCGACCAGAGAGCGACAGTAGGAGCAGGCGTCCCGCGTTTCCTGCACGGTGAGAACCGCCCGCGACTTGTCCAGCGGACCGTTCAGTAGCATGTTGTACATGGCCCGGCCCATCTGCTTGGCGTCGCGGCTATACTCGCGCCGGAACGTGTGATGTTCGTTCGATTTGCATTTTTCACAGCTCATTTTTCAATGCCTCGTTTCTGAAAAATATTTCGCGCTTTCGCGCTGGGAATGGCTTTTATTTACCCTCCTGCCATCATTGGAGTTGTATGATTCAGCCGAAGCCGCAGCCGGAGCCGGAGCCGTCCCCAAAGCCGGAGCCGTAGCCGTCGCCGGAGCCGTAGCCGTCGCCGAATCTGC